GGTGACCGCGTTGAAGAAAGCGCTGCGCAACAGATTGTCGGATGACTGGTCGCGGAAGATCCCGCTGCCGGAGATCGAAGCGCGGCGGATGCCGGCGCCCGCAAGAAGTTCGCGCCAGCGCCCGGCCGATTCCGAATCCGTGCTGTTCACGGCCTGCGCATTGAATGCGATGCGGCGGGCGCGCAGCCCGGCAATTGTCGTGAATCCGCTGCCCGAGTCGATCTTCAAAAGCAGGTTCCTGCCCGGTTGTGCCGGCATGTCCGTCGTCCTGTCGGTTCTATCGCGTTTCGGTTACGGCGCGGAACACGAGGTCCGCCCGGTGAAGCCCTTCGCCCGAAGCTGCCCCGACCGTGCATTCGACCGCCTCGAGATTGGCGATGACGTACGGTGCCTCGGCCAAGGGCTGCGCCTGGAGTGCATCGCGCACCGCTTCTGCAATCAGAGCCGCCTGGCGGTTCCCGTTCTCCGTCGACCACGCGGCAATCGCAATGCGATGCTCTTCGCCCTCATCGGCGCTCGATGCGAGCAACCGGCTGCGGATCGTTCCGATCAGCACATAGGGCGGACGCAGCGCATCCGGCGGGTCATCATGCACGCGCCCGGCGCCGATGAGCGCGGTCAGCGCAGCATTGTTGGCAAGTGCCTGGAAGATCGCCTTCTGCAGCGCAAGCTGCGCACTCATCTGCCATCCTCCTTCGGTTCGGCATGGGCTTGGATGGCCATGCCTGCATCAGATCTCTTCCTTCGCGAGGCAATGCAGAAAGCGGCCCGTCTCGTCGGGATCGCGAACCGTCTCGATTCGGAACCTGCGCATGCCGAGCACGAAGCGTATTCCTGGCTTCACGCCATCCTGCCTGCGGATGCGGATCTCGTGCGTGATTTCGGCAAGCGCATTGCCCGCCCGCTCGATCCGTGCCGCCGAGAGCGGCATGAGTTCCGCCCAGGTGAAGCGCCGCAATACCCAGGCAGTCGAGAAGCCGCCTGCACCATCGGGTGTCTCGATTTCCTCCTGGAGTTCGAGGCGGAAGCGCAGCCTTCCCGGGTCGCTGCCCGTCCTCACAGCCGCACCTGTCGGAACGGAGCGACGAGTGCCGCGAACCCCTTGGGGAACGAACCCGCAAACGCCGCCTCCGAAGCCGCTCCGCGATGGGCATGCCAGTGCGCCACCAGCACCAGCACGGCGCGGACAAGCTGGTCGGGAACGTCCGTCCCCGCTTCGCCATAGCCCGCGACGATGTCGATCTCGATGCCGTTGATCTCGCGCCCCGCATCCGGGCGCTTGCGGAAGAACAGGCGCGGCGGTTCGCCGTGGCGGTCGAGAAGGTAATCGGCCGCCGCGATCGGCGAAGGCGTTCCGTTGGCCGCATAGACGTTCACCGGGCCGACGCTGCGCACCGGTGCCACAGGCAGCTCGACCAGGCCGCATGCCGGCCAGTCGTCCAGATAGAGCCGCCAGGTCTGCGTGAGCATCACCTTGCCGGTCTCCGCCTCGACGGCGGCCACGGCAGAAGCGATGAGCTCCTGCAGATAGGCGTCCTCGTCATTCGTCTCGACCTTCAGATGCGCCTTCGCCTGGGCAAGCGTCACCGGCTGCCCGGAAGGCGGCGTCACCATTGCCTTTGCCATGTCTTGAATTCCTGTCCCGGAAATGGTGCGGCCCCGCCCCGCTGGCGGGGCCGCTTCGGCCGGCGGCGCCGGTTCAAGCGCTGCGGCGGGAGGCAGGCCGCTTACGCCGTGCCGAACTTGACGAGCTTGATCGCGCTGAAATCCTGCACGTCGCCGCCGACGCGCTTGGTCGTGTAGAACAGAACGTAGGGCTTGGCCGAATAGGGATCGCGCAGGATGCGGATGCCCATGCGGTCGACGATCAGATAGCCGCGCCTGAAATCGCCGAAGGCGATCGGCGTCGCATTGGCGGCGATCACCGGCATGTCTTCCGATTCGACCACCGGGAAGCCCATCAGCGTCGCCCGCCCGTCGGCGGTGGCGGGCGGCTGCCACAGATAGCTTCCGTCAGTCGCTTTCAGCTTGCGGATCTCGGCCTGGGTCTTGCGGTTCATCACCCAATTGGCATTGCGGCGGAAACCGGCCTTGAGCGCATAGACCGTATCGACCAGCACGTCGGAGGGCGCAGTCGGCGCAAACGTGCCGTTTGCCCCCGTGATGAGATAGCCAAGCCTGCCCCAGCTCCACGCCGATTCAAGAGCAAGCGTCTGAGCAAGGAAGCCCTTCGGCCGGTTCGTGCCATTACCGTTGACGAAGGCTGCATTCTCCTGTTCGGAGAAGGCCGCCTCGATCTCTCCTGCGATCCAGTTGTCGAGGTCGATGGCCGCGTCGTCGAGGAGTGCGGATGTCGCCGACGGCATCGCATAGAGTTCGTTCGTCGGATAGGCGAGCTCGACCAGCACCTGCGAATTTGTCTGCGGTCGCGCCGCGGTTTCGGCGACCCAGCCCGTTGCCGGGCCGGTTGGCGCAAACGGCTTCTTCAGCACCGGCGTCGAAACCTGCTGCACGCTCGCGATCGAACGTATCGGCGAGAGTTCCACCAGCCTGCGGCCGATCTCGTTGGCCGTCTCCTCCGGTATCAGGAAACCGCCGTCCGGGTCGGAGCCGAAGCTCATCGCCTTCTGCTCGAAGCGCTTCAGCCCGGCTTCCTCGCCATGGCGCACATAGCTTTCGAAGGCCTGCTTGTGCTCGATCTGCGCAGCACTCTGAAATCTTCCGCCGTCAAGCGCCGGCCTGCGGCTCTTGAGTACAAGCTGCTCCATCGCGAGCTTCTGCTCGTCGAGCGAATTGCTGATGCGTTCGAGCTTGTCGGTGGTCACGATGTCGGCCGAGGCGCGGCGCTCGATCTGTTTGAGCCGCTCGTCATTGGTCTGCTTGAAGGCCTCGAACGAGCCGATCAGTTCGTCGAGCGCCCTGCCGACATCGCCGCTGCCGGCTGCTTCGCTTGCTGTCCTGTTCATGTCTGGTTTCCTTTCGCTGCGTTTGTCATGAGCCTTGCCGCGCGGCGCAGCCGCTCGGCGAGGCCCGTTGGATATGCCTGCCTCTGCCAGGGTGCGGGGGATGCCGTCCGCGAGGACTTCAGCGCCTCGACGCGGGCGTCGGGATGCATCGGGAAGGTGACGACCGAGATCTCCCACAGGTCTGCCTCGAGGATCTGGCGGATGCCGCTCTTGCGCTCGATGCGCGAGCGCACCGTCCGGAAACCGATCGACAGGCCGTCGATCGCCCCGGCGCGCATCAGTTCGAAGACCTCGCGGCCCTTGTGCGTCTGCGTCGCAATGCGCCCCTCTACGCGCAGCCCGCTGCCGTCCTCGCGCAGCGACGTCCAGGCGCCGATCGGCGAGGCCGGGTCGTGCTGGTAGAGCATGCGGATGCCGCCCGCCTTGCGCCGCTCGAGCGAGGCCGAAAATGCCCCCGGCAGGATCAGATCATTGCCGAGGTCGGCGATGCCGAAAATGCTGGCGTAGCCCGAAAAGATCCCGCTGTCGCTGTCGGTGACCAGTTCCGCCGGCGCAAGCTTCGTCTCGCGCAGCCGGTTGAGGGTTGCGTTGTCCATTCCTGCTTTTCCTTGTTGCTCAGGCCCTTGGCATCGGCGCGCGTTCGGCGATGCGGGCGAGCACGCCGAGGCCCCACCACGCGCACATGCTTGCGGCCGCCGCGCCGGTCATCGCCGTCTCGAAGCCCGACATCTGCCCCTGGATGCCCATCCATTCGGCAAGCTTGGCGCCCACCGGCGAGCCGAAGACGCCGCCGCACGCAAGCCCCGTGAAGAAGCGCAGCGCCGCCTCCCGCCTGCCCTTCGGCAGCACGTATGCAAGCGACACGGCCGAACCCGACACCGCGCCGATCGCTTTGGCAATCAGGTCCGGCGGGATCTCCCAGTTTGGATTGACCGGCATTCACCCCTCCCCTTCGCTGCTGTTGCCCTCGCCGAGCGGCCCGTAGCCGACCGCACCGCGCTTCTCGTCGCGCGTCAGGAAACCGGCCTCGCCGACGCGCTTCCACAGCGCCTCGCGGTCCGGGTTGAGCGCATCCACCGCATCGCGGTCGAAGTCGAGCCTGGGGCTGCCCTCCATGCCGTGCGTCAGCCACGCGCCGAGCGAGGCGACGACGCGTGCGGCGAGCGGCAACACGCTCTGACGCCAGAACACGCGGTTCGCCTCCTGGTAGTTCGAATAGGTGTTGTCGCCGGGTATCCCGAGCAGCATCGGCGGCACGCCGAAGGCAAGCGCGATGTCGCGTGCCGCGCCGTTGCGCGCCTCGACGAAATCCATGTCCCGCGGCGAATAGCCCATCGGCTTCCAGTCGAGACCGCCTTCGAGCAGCATCGGCCTGCCCGCCCGCGCCGAGCCCGAATAGCCGTCTTCGAGTTCCCGCTTCAGCCGGTCGAACTGGTCCGCCGTCAGGTTCGCCCCGTCCGCCTGGAGGTAGACGAGCGCGCCGGATGGCCGCGCCGAATTGTCGAGCAGCGCCTTGTTCCAGCGGCTTGCCGCATTGTGGATGTCGAGCGCCATGTGCGCGGCGGCAAGCGGCGG